CTATTGCAGTATTTACAGTTTCAGTTCTGCTATCAAGCTCTGCTGTATAGCCTAATTGATCTACTTCGATAGATTGTGCAGGGTCATCTGAATCCATTTGACACCTAAATCTAAATCCACGACCAATAAATGTTCCATTTGCAAGTGTATTGAATTTAGTAAATCCTGCTCCGATATTGCAGTTACTACTTGATATTGTTGCACTAGATGATGCTGTAACAGTGAAAGTACTGCTACTTGGTACAGATTGAACTTCAAAATATCCGTCAGTTGCACCTCCACTTGTGAAATCAATATCGACAAAAGTGCCAATACTGAATCCATGACTAGATTTTGTTACTGTTATTGTTGTTCCAGATTGCGTGTAGGTAGCTGAATCAGATGTAGCTGGATCACTGTCAGTTGTTGCTACCAATAGTTTTGCGTTGACATCAAATGCAGTAGCACCGTCAAAGTCTGTCCAGGTATCAATATTTGCAGTTCTTTTATCAATCAAATCATTTGGATAAAAACCTTGCGTAACAAAATGACGTTTCAATCTAAGTGGTTGTTTACCACCTAGATCCAGCTTGGAAGCAAAGTCATAGTGACCACCTGTAATATCAACAGCACCTAAGAAATCAAAATCAGGAATAGTATCAAAATCAGTTACATCATCTAATGTTTCTAATGATCCAAGAACAAGTCCATTTACATCGTCAGAGAAGAAACAATCAACCTTATCTCCAGCAAAAGGTGTCGCATCAGTATCTTCTCTATCTGCTAATACAAGTAACTTGGGTACAGGATCAGGAGTTGTTACAACAACAGAGGTTTCTCCAGAACTTAATCTGCCACCATCATCTCTAAACTTAAGGATATATTCTCCATCAACTGCTGGCACTAATGTCTCAGATACGTTTCCTGGTAGAGCAGGAATAATATCAACAGAATTAGTAAATGTACCCGTTCCATCTGTAAGGTTACTATGTCTGACAACCACGTTTCCACCATGCGTAACATCAATATCTGTAGCTTTATCAAAACGTAATCTTATAAACTGATCTGAAACTGGTTCAACTAATAATCCTGTAACATTTTGTGGTAATGCTGTTTTACCAACAGCTTCAAAAGTAATATTGCTTGATGTTGCGGACAAAACATTCTGAACATTATATGAAAACACTTGGATCGTATAAGTTCCTTTTCTGCTGTTTACTATTTCAAAATCAGGTCTGGATACTTTTTCACTAATAAAATTATCATTACCAAATCTGTAGTTAACTTGATATTCAGTAACACCAACTATAGGTTGCCAACTAATAATTATTTTGGATACAGCCTGATTATTAATAGGAAATATTCTTTCAACAGCACTTAAACCAGAGGGAGGTTCAGTAAGTGCATTTAATTTAGATACAGTTCTAGCTGGTAACGCTTCTCCATCTTCAATAAACGCATACTTACCTTCAACATAAGATAAAGCCGTAATTGCATAATTTATTCCATCCTGCTCTTCAACTGTTATTACTCTAAATAATTGAGACTTAACAGTTACGTTTGATATGAGCCAAATTGTATTTACGTTAGGAGTTTGAGAAAAAGCAGAACTCACAGTTATAGTCCCATTTGATACAGATGAGATTGTCCTACTTTCAGACGTTCCATCGGGTAAAAGTACGCTGAGAGTTGCATCTCCTACAGGGTTTCCGCTTGTATCTACAGCAAAATCTGTTGCAGCAGTATCATCGACAGTAACAACAGTTGTAGAAGTAACACTTTTCAATCTTCCGCCTCTTCTCACCCCTGCTCTTACTGGATCTTGTACTTCTATAACAGCACCAGGGCGAACAATTACCCCAGAATCTATAGATGTTGTGAAAGTGCAGACCTCAGACTCATTATTCTCCGCGAAAACAATAGCTTTTGCCAATCTTTTTGCTTGCCCTCTAGAAGTACAGCCAAATGCTTGTACTTTTTTAACGACTGTACCTATTTTTGCAATTAAGTCTGTATCTTCATGTACTTCAAAGTCTATTTCTTGACTATCCATGTTGAAGTAGGAAACAGATACAACACTATGTCTTGTTTTAAGACTACTTCCTGCATAACTAAATCCAGCCTGTCCTACGTTTGATAAATTAAATAAATAACTTGGATCGGTTGGCTTGTCCTGTGTAATTGTTATTGAACCAGCAGACCAAATCGGCATACATCTCATTACACCAGCTAATTCATTTATCAATTCAAATGCTTCTCTTGAATTTTGAATATTTACATTACAGCTAAATCTAGCTTCCTCTCCTCCCTGTCCATCATCTACAAGTGTGTTGGCAAATTTACTGGCATTTACAAAACTAAAAAGATCAAGAGAACTGTCTGTTATATGATCTCCGAATCCATATCTACTTGTAGTTAAAAGATCAAGCAGAATCATTGCAGGACATGAACACCATGTAGCAGCACCCATAACCCCGTTAAAAATATAGCCGTCAGGATAAACAATACGACCAGTATTAATATCAACAGTGGGAGTTCCAGAACTAGATGCTCCTGCTCCTGGAATCCTTACTTTTATTCCTCTTATTCTGAACTTTCTATCTGGAATAGAACTGAACTGCATAGAATCCAGACGCAAAGCACTATAAGCACTGTTGTTGTAAGTACGAGCTTCTTCAACTATTTCGCCAAAACTTGTCCATTGAAAAGTATCTTGGACATTAGTATCTGTTGCATCATCTGTAACTCTACTAACTCTAATATCCACTGGAAATGCACCCGTTATTTGCACCCCGTAATCTCTTTGGTATGCATCTCCACTTCTACCCGTAATTGTATCTGTTGTTTCTCCGTTACTTCCTATAGCTAAATCAGTAAAACCTCCAGAATTATATTGAACAGCTATTTTTAGTTGAACAGAAGTACCTAATAAGTCTCCATCGTCAGTTGCTCTTTGTAACTGAGGAAAAGTAATTGTTACTCTTACCTTATCAACATTCGTATTCGTAATTTGTCGAGTGACAGGAATATCTTTAGTTACTGTGACACCAACACTTGTTGTAGATACACTGCTATCTATATTTGGTATAGCAGTTTGACTATCCGTACCAAATCTAGGATTGAAAGTTACATTTTGAAAATTTCTATCTACGTCTTGAACATCAGTGGAATCTGCTGAAGCTCTTATAACAGGAGTATCATTTAAAAATACATCTTTCAATGCAGCATTATTATATGCAGTTGTGCCTTTTGTTCTGCCTTCTTTAGATGCAGTAGCAAAACCTTCTATCTCTCCTTCCGATATTAAATCTAAAAAAGTAGCATACTGTCTACTATGAAGATTATCAGGATCTCTAGTTGGCGATGGAGGTGTTGGATTTCCACCTTTTGCTCCTCTAATAATACGTTTCGTATCACTCATGCCTGTACCTGTTCAGTATCTACGGAAGCACTAATTACAACCGATCCAGTGAATATTTCTCCGTAAACTATAGGAACGGGTGTGCCAGCCCTTGATGTATTCTGTAGTCCATTAAAACTAAAAGATAATCTAGGATCTTCCTCTGAACTAAAATCTGGCTTTTTAGGTAAAGGAGTTAGCATTTCAGAAACTCCAGTAAGAACTAAAGCTATACCTATATTTCCTGCAAATGCAGCAAAACTAAATGCTCCAGATGCAGTTGCAAATCCTCCCCCTAAACCCCCTGGTCCAAGACCGAAACCTACAGTTGGATTTATGATTGCAAACCCAATTAATACAGCACCCAGTAATATCTTTCCTAATCCTCTACCAGCACCCGTTATTACAGGAATTAAGTGTATATCCTGTTGCCCTATTGGATCTCCTAGTTCAGTTTTATCTAGCTCGTAATCTCCAACTTTTAATTTATAGTATCTATCATTCATGTGCTGCTCGATTCCAGGGAAATTATTTATCAAAAAACTCATTGCGTGAGCTAAAGTATCCGCTTTTATTTCAAATTCTTTATGACCTACAAACTTTGCAAGCTCTCCATATAATTTTATTTTACGAAGCATAACGATACCTCTTTCCTGTACATTTTAATAACCACGGAGAATATGGCTCTCTACAAGATAGTCTATCGGTTAAATGATGTAATACCTCATCTCCAAGAAAAATAGCTACATGATTTAAAGTTGAATCTAAAATACTCATTAGTAAAACATCTCCAGATTGTAGCTTTTCATCTGGCCTTAATTCTCTAAAACCTGTTCGCCAAGCATAACTTTCAAATAAAGGATCTTTCATAAACTCTTCTGGGGTTATAGGTCTTTCATAGTCTTTTAACTTTATTCCTTTCTCCTGCTTATAGTAATCACGAACCAAAGACCAACAGTCTGTTACACCCCATACCCATTGTCTACCTAAAAGGGGTGCTTCATAACCCTGCGGTTCATAATATCCCCACTGTTTTGTTTTTGGATTAACTATGTGCCAAGGTAATCCACTTTGTTCACAACTGACTTTATCCGCCTGACTAGCTATCGCAGGAGTTGTCGGATGACTGTGAACAACAGCAACTATATCTCCCAGATTATCGGCCTTTACATAATCCTCTGGATCGAGAATGAAACATTGATGTGCTGTCATTGAAAGATTACGACAAGGATAATATCTTTCTTTTCCTCGAACATTTAACAAAAGACCAACAGATTCTTTTGGATCTTCTATCTCAGCATGATTAAGTGCAGCGTCTTTCCAATTCATCCTACAACTGTACCTACTGAAGGAAATTCTGCTCTAGTGCATTGTCTATTAGGAGCACGAATACCAGCAAGATCAAATACAGCAGCTAATTCAAACTGAACCACCTCTCTATTCTCTGCTGATTTTCTATCTATTTTGTATATTTCTTGTGGAAACTCTGCTGTAGCATCTGGTGTTCCATAAGGATTTATGTCTCCAGGAAAATTTACAGCGTCAATGAATCTTGCCAAAGTTCTGATACGAGTAACAGTTGCACCAGTAAGATCATTTCCAGTGGTTGTGGCATTTACTGTAAGTAAGATAGATGTAATTGTTCCCAAAGCATTGCTTACTGTCAAGGTGGGGCGAGGTAACTGCCCTTTTGTAAAGGCAAAACCTTCGGCTTTTACAGGAAATCTTTGATATGTGTTTCCTGCCCAAACTACTTCTCCGTTATCTTTTAAAGATGAACCAGCATGGAATCTGTAAACTGTGCTCGATCCATGTAAACTACTGTCTAAAGTAAGAGTAAATAATTCAATTATTGCTGATGGGTTTATATTCTGAAGATTGCTAACGATAGCAGAACTGCTCATGGTTCAAACACCTCTCTAAATGTTGTTTGGATCGTGGCTCTATTGTTATATGGTATAGATTTTGTCCAGTTTTCGCAAACATACTGTCCAGCACCCGATAAAGTAATAGAAACATTTCCACTATTAGTTGCACTGGCAGCAGCAGTAACAGTAAAGACGTTTGAATCAGTAACAGAAGCGACAAGAAATGTACCATCAGTTGCAGATCCAGAAGTGTAATCAATAGTAAGTTCATCTCCTACTGCTACACCATGACTTGTAATCGTGATTGTTACTGTAGTTCCTGATTGAGAGTAAGTTCCTGTTTTTGTAAAACCTTCTCCTGGTGGAGTAAAAGTAAAGCTGGCACTGTCATTTGCTCTGCTGTCTAAGAATCCTTCTATAGTGTCTGCATCTGTTTCCGATACTTCAAAAGTAAAATTATAAACTTTTGGATTCTGGTGTGCAGCAAGTCCAAATAATATTCTGTGTTCATAGCCGTCAGCGAAACGGACTGTTCTAGTTAGCGGTGCGGATCTTTTCTGCTGTCCGTATGTTGGTGTAATTGATGGAAAAGTAGCCATTATGCAAGTAAACCTCCAGGTCTTTTCTGTTTAATTAATTCTGATTGTACCGCTACTGATATAGCTTTACCTAACTCTCTGCCTTCCTGTTCATCTCCTTCTACATTAGATCCAGAAGCATCTACGTTTACTACAATAGTTGTGGATCCTCCTAGTTGATTATTAGGAATTATAGTGCCTGATCTATCGGGAACAAATAATTCTGGACCTTTTTCTCCTACTACAGAGGGTACACCTACTGGTGGTCTACCTCCGTTTGCAAATCCTAAAAATTTAAATAAGCCTCCAGTAACAATGTTTCCCCCTGCATTACCAAACAGTGCTTGATTCAGTGCTAAATCTAAAAATCTGTCTGCTATGTTGCTTACCATATCTCCTAAAGTAGAAGTTCCTTTTATTAATCCTTTTATCCCATCTTTTATATCGCTTTGGATTGTTTTGTTAAGTTGCTCAAAAGCATCTAAAGTTTCTGTTGCTGCCTTGTTTAAATCATAAGTTGCTTCTACTTGATCTCTTGTACTATCTATAGCCTCATCTATTGCGTCTTTTTGTCTTTCTAAAGTTGTAAGTCTAGTTTGATCTAGTTCTCCTAAAATTCCTTCCTGTCTTTGTTTTTCTAAGAGTTTTTCTATTTCTACATCTAAGGATTCTTTGCTGGTTTTTGCTTCTTTTTCTAATCCAGCTATAGTTTTAGCAATTTCGGGATTTAATCCTTCTTTTCTAAGTTCTAATATTCTTGCTGTTTCTTCCTCTTCTTCTTTTATTTTGTTAACTAAATCATCAAATTTCTGAGTCATTACATCTGCTTCAACAGTTGTATTCTGCATTATCGCAAATATTTTTTCATCAATCTCTAGTTGTTCCAGTAATACTGCTTTTCTGTTTGCCTCTCCACCTCTACTGCCCATAGCCTCTATTGTCTCTCTTCTAGAAACTAAATTTTGTGCTGTTACATCTCCTCTTGCTGCTGCATCAGCAACAGTTCTGGTGGCTGCTGCTGCATTTAAGTTCTCTTGTAATCCAGTAATTCTAAGAACAAAGTTTGCTATTCCTGCTGTAAATGCCTGTATTTTTGTTATTGCAAGGGTAAACTCACTATTCATCAATCTAGTAGTATCGCCAAACTCTTTCAAACTATCTACACCATCTTGTCCAATTCTGTTAGCCATCAGTTGCATTGAAGCATTGAAGGCTGCTGTTTTTCCTTCGGATTGTTCTATTAATCTTATTCTTGCCTCTTCTGCTGATCCCTGTAGTCCTATTGCTGCTGTTACAGATTCAGTGTTTTGGGTAAACGGACCCATAGCTTGACCAAGTTCACTTATTGCTTTCAGAGCAGTTTGAATTTGTTGGACTATTGCTGTAGCTGCGATACCTCCTGCAAAACCACCCATCTGCCCGAACATTCCACCAATACCACCACCTAATGCACCAGCAGCAGCACCAACTGGACCTTGACCAAATAACAGTGGAAATGCACCACTTATCAACGCACTTTGAGTATCAAATCTTCTAGCTAAATTTCTAAAACCTCCGCTACCTGATCCTGCTGGTCCTCTTAATAATTTACCTGTTCTTCTATCAAAATTTAAAGCAGAACTAGGTCCTCCTTCTTTACTAACTTTTTTAAACTGCTTTGCTTGATCTTCAAAGTAAGCAGGAGAACCTACCAAATGCTTAAAACCTTTTATCGGCATAGCATTAGTTTTAGCTATGCGTAATGCTTCTTTGTTTGCTGCCTCGTAATACGCTGGCGATCCAAATATATCTTTAGATCCTTTTATTGGTATTGATGGTCCTCCTGCTTTAGCAGATGCTTCAAAAAACTTAGGAGAGCCGAAGGTAGTCTTAGATCCGAATATAGGAGAACTCGCTCCTCCTGCTCTAGCAGCAGCATCGAAAAACCTGGGAGATCCGAAGGTAGTTTTAGATCCGAGTATAGGAGAAGATGGTCCACCAGAAAACGCTAATTGTGCAGGAGATCCAAAATCAAATCGTGTTCCCAGTAAAGGAGAACTCGCTCCTCCTGCTCTAGCACCAGCTTCAAAAAATGCTGGAGATCCAAACTGAAACCTGTTTCCTCGTAACGAAGAACGACCCATGCCAGCACCAGCAAAACCCAACTGAGTGGGAGAACCCATCATGGTTCTTAGTCCTCCTATTGGAGATGCCATTTGTCTTTGTAAATTTATCTGTTTAGCTTTTTCTTTAGTTATTTCTTGATTTATTTTTAATTCTGATAAAGCTGACTTTCTATTCGCATCAGCTAATTTAACCAATCCAGCAGAATCGGCTTTAGATGCTCTTCTGATTGCTGCTCTTGCTTTATCTACTTTTAAACCTGAGTCTGCTGCTCTCTGTACTTGATCTCCTATTTTTCTGGTTTGAACCATGGAGACTCTTTGAGCCTCTTTTAATTTTGATATTTTTTCTTCTTGTCTTGTAGTTTTAGTTGTTCTAGCTGGTTTATTTAAATCGTTTATTTGTGTGCGTAGTCTTTTAAGACCAGCTTCCGCTTTTTTAGTATCTAAGCTTATATTTACGCTATATTCAGATGCCACTGATTTTTGCAGAATACACGGATATTAGAAGTTTAGCGTACTTTACGAACTTGGGCTTGTCTTTTTGCCTTTTCGTAGGCTTCTTCTTCTCGTTCAGCTTTAATTGTAAAGTAAGCGTTCCAAGTATATAATTCTTGGACTGACATTTTTTCTCTTATCTCTCGATGGGTGTAACCTAGTTTTTCTGCAATAAAAAACTGTAAATATACAAAATTATCTTCTTTTAATTTAGCTTTTTACGGCATCAGGGCTTTCCTCCTCGCCCACTCCCTGCATTTTAGTCATTATGTCGAGCAAAACTGACATTGGTATTTCTCTTCTTAGTGCTGGTAAATCTGCTGCTGTAAACATCTTTGCACCTGATTCATCTTCGGCTTTTGTGACAATAACTTGTAGAGCAAAGTCAAGACTTCCTTCTTCTTTACCTTTATTCATAGCTATTAATGTACTGTTTATTGTGTCTCTGTCAGCTATTGTAAGAGGCGACCAAAATATTTTTAGGATTAGTTCTTCTCCCTTAAAAATGGAGTAGCTACTACGTTCTTCAACACTAAAGGCTTGCTTTAGTTTGTCGATTGCTCTTACTGTTGGCATAAAAAGTTATATCTATTCTTGTAGTATAACTCAAAGTCTAATTATTGTCTTAATCGTATGTAAATGTTGCACCAGAAACAAATCCAGCAGATTGAAAACCCTTTTCAAGATCTTGAAATAAATAATCTCCTAATAAGTAAACATCGTACCAATCAGGTTGATTAGGTATTGGTGTTGTATTGTAGCCTTCCTGGAAAGATTGACGATACATTCTTCCATCGTAAGGACTAGGCTCTTCATCTATTACAAATCCAGCATATTTAGTCTCATTTCCTATGTATAAAATTTCGGATAATTTTGTTTTAATTACTGGTTCTCTTTTTTGTATTCTAGTAAAGGCAGTTCTGACTAAAGCTTTTGCTCCCGTTTCACTTCTAGGTTTTGTAGGAGCTACAGGTGTATTCTTTTGAATTTTCCATGATCTGTTAAAAGTTCCTGTCCATATCGGACTTCGGTTTGCTAAAGAAAAAGCAATAGTTGATGCTGCTGCCCCTTTACCTTGAAGAAAACTTTTTTCTAAATCATCAACTAAAAATTTTATATCTCTAGCCATTAGCCGTAAAATTGCAGTTTACTACGCTGATAAAATGGCTTTGAGTATCGTTTGTGACAGACGTTGGACCGCTTACGGGTCCTACTCTAGGAGTAACCGAAAAAGTATCTGAATAGTCAGAAGCATTTACTGATGTCATTCCATCAATTACTGATTCAGCTATAGCAGAAGCTACTGCACTTCCTTTATTAGATGGTGTCATAATCGCACATCTAATTGTTCCTGCGTAATAATCTGTAGCTGCACCCTGAGGTTGAGTTGTTGATTGGTCAAAGTCTAAACTTACCATCACATACTTTTTGTTTTTACCTGGAGTTGTGAAGGGCATATTATCAAACACCAGTGTAACTGTGTTGTCAGCAGTAGTTACTGCGTTTTTGATTGCTGTTTCAAATGCTGCTCGTGTGTTTACTAAAGTCATTAGAAAATAACGTCAACTCTGAATAGATACTCCTGACCACCACGCAAAGTTCTTACATCTGTAATCTTTGCAACTCTGGTCGATCCAGAAAATGTAAGAGTAACCTCATCTGATAGTAGCGGTTGGCTGTCTCCTATAAGATCGGGTGTTATAAAAATTCTAGCTACGTTTTCCTGAAATCCTGTTTCCTCTGTGGATTGTATAAATTCTACGGGAACTTTTATTGTGTAGCTAGTGTCACTGGTAGTTACTGCACCAGTAGATGTATTGTATGACGTAGATAGTTTTCTAGTGTAGATAATTGTTGTGTCTAATGAGTCTCCTAGTTGAGACACCACCTGTTTGGCTACGTTTTTTAGTAGTGAGTCTAGTTGTCCTGCCATTATCCTCTAACCGCCCGTAGTTGGAAACTGCCAGCACCACCAAGCATATATGCTCCAAGATAACTTTGTAGCCATGGGTAAACATCTAAAATATTATTTATAGATCCTGTTCCCTGACTTGCGGTGTTGTATTTAACTTGAATATCTCCTAGTTTTACCTCTTCAAAGTTTCCATCTTTTCCTGTAGTTCCTGTTATTGCATCGGTATCGTTTGCTAAAGCTCTGGCTAATTCATATTGTGCATATTTAATTGGATTAGGAATTTTAGAACAAGCCAGTTCAACACCATCTACCTGATAATTATTTCTCGGAAATTTTAATGCCTGTCCATCATCACATCTATCTCCATAAAAAACTAAAGTATCAATCCATCTAGCAGCAGATATTAATGATCTTTTCTTTTGATCGTCTGTTTTGTTTGTCCAAGTAGAAGAATCTGGAGAGGTGTCGAAATAGTCGTTAGCTTCTGTCAATGTGACATAACTATTAGCATTTTCTCCTTTTATTGTTGCGTCTATAGTAGCTGCCACGATTATTAAAGTAATTTAGTTTTATTGTAGCGTAAAGAAAAAACCCCACCAATATTTGATGAGGTTTATTGACCACCAATTAAATAGTACTAAGGATTAGTACCTGTATCAAGTGGTGAGTTAACGATTAGCTCGACTATAGGGATTAAATCAGCATCATATGTGATTGCCCAGTTGTTATCGTTAGCTAATGCTGCGTTAGTTGGGTTATCTGAAGCAGATGTCCACTTAGTTCCCATAACGTGATAAGCACTATGATAATCAACAGACATAACATCTTGCTTAGATAAGATGTTTCTATCTGATTCAATACTTAGTGGAGACTGTTCGCCTTCAAGAATTGTTCCTGACTTAATTAAGTAGCAACGGAACTCTTTTTGATGACCTGT